GCGGCGCGCTGCACGATGGGGGTGCCTATGCTGACTAGCCTGGTGATGATGGCATTGGGATCGTTCCGGTTCGGGGTGAACTCGGCCGGGTATCAGACCTTCGTGCGCTCCGCCGCCTGGCGGTGGGAAAAGGTCGACCGCGCGGGCCGTGCCCCAGCGCTGCAGTACCTCGGCCCGGATGCAGATGAAATCACCCTTGAAGGGGTCATTTACCCCCACTTCAAGGGGGGCCTGCGGCAGGTCGAACTGATGCGCCTGGCGGCGTCGACGGGGGCGCCGCTGATCCTGGTCGATGGGCTTGGCTGGGTCTGGGAGCGCTGGGTCATCACCGCTGTCGAGGAACGCAAGAGCGTGTTCCTGCCCGGGGGCGCCCCGCGCAAGATCGAATTCACGGTGCGACTGCGGGCCTACGGTGCGGACGGGGGGACGCTGTGATCTATCGTACGAAAGAAGGGGACATGCTGGACGCCATCTGTCTGGCCGAACTTGGGTCCGAAGCCCATGTCGTGACCGTGCTGGAGGCCAACCCGGGGCTGGCAGATCGCGGCCCGGTTTATCCTGCCGGGATACTGATCACGCTTCCCGCGATCACCACCTCGACCGTGCGGACGGGCGAGATCCGCCTGTGGGGGCGCACATGATCCCGGCGTTTCAGATCATTGCCGATGGCGAAGACGTTACTGCGACGATTTCTGATCGGCTGGAATCGCTGGAAATCGTGGACGAGGACGGCACCAAAAGCGACCGCCTGGATCTGGTCATCGATGACCGCGACGGTCTGGTGGCGTGGCCCGACATGAATGTGGTGCTGGATGTGTCGCTCGGGTTTCGCGGACAAGCCCTGCATGCCATGGGGCGCTACGCAGTCGCATCTGTATCTGGCCAGGGGCCGCTGCAGATTATCGAGATCGGCTGCAGCCCGGCGGACATGAAAAGCGATGTGCGCGCGCCCCGCACCCGCTCCTGGGAGAATGTCACACTGTCGGATGTCGTGGCGCAGATCGCGTCGGAAGCGGGCCTGAAGCCAGTGGTCTCGGCCTCGATCGCTGCGGAACGCTGGAGCTATATCGCCCAGACCGCCGAAAGCAATTTGCACTTTCTGACCCGCCTGGCACGCACGATCGACGCGACCGCGAAGCCCGCAGGCGGGGCGTTGGTGGTGCAGAAACGTGGGGAAGGCAAGACGGCGGCAGGCGATGCGCTCGCCCCGGCCGAGCTTTCCAGATCCGAACTGAGCAGCTGGCGTTGGCAGCTGGATGGCCGCGAAAGCTACAGCTGCATCGAGGCGGAATGGAGCGAACCGGGCGCGGCCAAGCGCAACCTGGTCACCCGTGGTAGCGGCGCGCCCAAGCGGCGTCTGAGACATGTTCACGCGAGCCGCTCCGAGGCGGAGCGCGCAGCCGAGGCCGAGCTGTCCAGGGCATCCCGCGGGTCTCTCAAGATCTCGGTCAATGTGGCCGGGTTTCGCCCCCAGCTGCTGGCGGGCGCCACCGTGAAGCTGTCCGGTCTGCGGGCCGAGCTGAATGGCGAATGGCACATCACGCGCGTGCGCCACCGGCTGAAAAACGCGCTTTTGACCGAATTTGAAGCCGAGAAGGGAGTCCAAAATGCTGACCACCGTTGACCAAAACTGGACTGATCCGGTTACGACAACTTCCCGCATCCTGTTGCAGGTTAAGTCTGGGGGGCCTGGATTGATCAGCCTGGGTACCACGGAGCCCGTCAATGTGGACGATGGGGCCGACATTATGACGGGGGAAGTCTTGTTCCTCGAAGCTGGCAGCACCTATCGATTGCGCGCGGCTGGCGCCGCCTCCACGGTGTTTTATATCGGGGAGATACAATGAGACGGCTGATTTGGCCTCGTCTTGGGATCGATGGCAGACAAGGTCAGAACGGCTTGCGCGCAGCATTTACCCCTGTGCTGTCTAACGCCAACGCGACTGGGGGCTACGCGGTCACCTGCGCTGGCTCTCTCATGGCATACGCCCCGAACACGATGCGTTGGGGCTGTCTGGATGGCAAGCGGGCGGTGCTGGTCGAGGTTGGGGCAACCAACCTGTTGAGCCGCGCGATCACGAGTATTGCGACTGGATGGACCCTGAACGGGGCGAGCGGCAGCGACCTTGCGCTCAATGCGCTGGCGCTGTTTCCCGGGGTCGCCGTCACCTCCAACGGGGCGATCTGGCACCGTCTGGTGCATGCCGACGAACCCTCGGTGACGAATGGCGCGAGCTATCACGCAAGCGTGTTCTTCAAGTTCGGCACTTCGGGCAAGCTGATGTTGACGTTGCGCAACAACGCGAATTCGGGCGAGAGCCGTTTCACGATCAACTCGGAGGCAGTTGTAGTCGTCCTAGGCACGGGCTGTGGGTCTTTAAAAAATATCCTACTGACACCAGTAGGGTTTGATGGTGTCTATCGTCTTGACGTGAACCTCGTGTCGAATTTCACAGGCACTGTAAGTTTCGGTTTGGGGCCGGGGAGTGCAGTCATCGGGGAGAGCGTGGTCGTGCTGGGCGCGCAGTTCGAAACCGGCACGGTCGGGACGAGCTTCATCAACACTACCGGGGCCTCAGCAACTCGCGCCGCCGATCTGGTCACCGCGCCGATCACTGCGGACGTGTCGAACGGTGTGCGGGTGCGTGGGACGTTCCGGCTAGATGCGGTAAACGGGTCGTATGATCGTGTTTTTCAGATCGGGTCTGATGCTGGCCGTATGACACTGCATTGGGCAGCAGCCAACGGCGCGTTCAGGGTCGAGCATTGGGCGGATTGGGTTTCTCAAGGGGGCGTAAACGTTGTTGGCCCTGAAATTGGTGATACCTGTCAGTTCGATATATCGTTCACGCCGTCTGGCGTTGTAGGGGTGCTGGCAGGGGTAAGCTTCTCGTTTGCTGGTGCTGGCGGCTACGTCACCCCCACTGTTGTAAGGCTCGGAAGTAGCGGTTCCGGTTCCAATATCCCAACAATCCTCCTCTGCTCCGAGTTCATCGTTACGGGGGTCCAAGCATGAGACCGCTTTACCTGAAATTCACCAACGAGGTCGCCGCATTCTCCGCCCTGCCGATGCTGACAGCGGCAGACGACGACGGCACGACGATCTGGGCGCAGTCGGCGCATACCGCAGTCATGCCGCTCCCGGCACTGGCCCTGCCGACAGGCGAGACCTACACGGACGAGTATGGTTTTGAGCACAAAGTCCTCGTCGTCTCGCCGAATTATCACCTCAACGTGCTGACGGACGATCCAGAGGTGATGGCTGCAATCGATGCTATGCCAGTGGAGTGCAGGCCGGAGCCTGAAACGCCGGTTGTGGTGTGGGTTGGGCTGACGTGACCGGGCAACCTGCGGAACACCTAGACTAACCGCCAGACCGGGCGGCCAGAGGGCGCGCCAACGCCCTCCAGCACGGGGGATGTTTCTGACGCACACCCCATCGACCAGCCAAAGCTTTTGGTCACGCCCGTACCCTCGAGGGCGCGCAGACAAAGGCACGATTCGCATGTCCAAGGAAAGAGCAAAATTCACCCCCGTGACCCCGACCGCACCGGCCGCGCCGTGGCTGGGCGGCAAGCGCAACCTCGCCAGGCGTCTGTGCGCCCGCATTGACGCCACCCCCTGCGCCACCTATGCCGAGCCGTTCGTTGGCATGGGCGGGATCTTCTTGCGGCGCAGCCAGCGCCCGCGCTGTGAGGTGATCAACGATCGCGGCCGGGACATCGCCAACTTGTTTCGGATCCTGCAACGCCACTATCCGCAGTTCCTCGAAGTGCTCCGCTTCCAGCTGACCATCCGCACCGAGTTTGAGCGCCTCGTTGCCACCACCCCCGAGACCCTGACCGACCTCGAGCGCGCCGCGCGCTTTCTCTACCTCCAGCGCACGGCCTTCGGCGGCAAGGTTTCGGGGCGCAACTTCGGCGTCTCGCGCGATCGGCCGGGCCGCTTCAACCTGACCACCCTCGAACCCATGCTCGAGGATCTGCACACGCGCCTGGCCGGTGTGGTGATCGAGTGCCTGGACTGGGCCGACTTCATCCCGCGCTACGACGGCCCCGGCACGCTCTTCTACCTCGATCCGCCTTACTGGGGCTGCGAGGACGACTACGGCAAGGCCATGTTCGAGCGCAGCGATTTCACGCGCATGGCCGAGGTTTTACGAGGCATTAAAGGGCGTTTCATCCTGTCGATAAACGACGTGCCAGAGATCCGCGAGATCTTCGCTTGGGCGGCGCTCGAGGAAGTAAAGGTCAGCTACACGATCGGCGACAAGGCCGACAGAACGCCGACGAGGGGGGAACTGGTGATCAGCGGCGGAATTTTGTAAGTGCCGCAGCAATCAGCGCGTGTTAGCTTTTAAAGAAAACGGGTGGAGGCGAGCAGTGGCACAAAAGAGCGATATCGAATGGACTGACGCAACGTGGAACCCGGTTACGGGCTGCACCAAAGTTGGGCCGGGATGCGACAATTGCTATGCCGAGCGTTTTGCCGAGCGGTGGAGGGGCATTCCTGATCACCCCTATGAACAGGGCTTCGATCTAAAACTGTGGCCGCATCGTCTCACCCAGCCGGCCGCGTGGAAGAAGCCTCGCATGATCTTCGTCAACTCGATGAGCGATCTGTTCCATAAGGATATTCCGCGCCAGTTCATCGACCGTGTTTTCGACGCGATGGAAGGTGCGAACCATCACGTCTACCAGGTGCTCACGAAGCGCAGCTCGTTGATGCGGAACTATGTTCGCGCTCGATATGATGGTGGGCGCGTTCCAAACCACATCTGGCTAGGCGTTTCGGTCGAGGATGCCGCCCATGTCTCCCGAATCGACCATTTGAAAGCGGTAAATTCCGATGCCAGGTTCATCTCATTTGAGCCACTCCTCGGGTCGGTCGGTGAGGTCGATCTGAGAGGGATTGCCTGGGCAATCGTTGGAGGTGAGAGCGGCCCCGGTGCGCGACCGATGGAGAAAGCTTGGGCGACAGAAATTCGCGACATCTGCCAGCGAGATCATGTGGCCTTCTTCTTTAAGCAATGGGGGGGCGCGCGGCCGAAGTCTGGGGGGCGCATGCTTGACGGCGTCGAATGGAACGGCTTCCCTTGGAAAATCGTACCTAAATCGATTCTTCAGCAGGTAGAGACGCAATTTGGTGAAAGAGGACGAAGCCTATAGAGGCCGTGAACACTCAGGAATTAAGCACAGATTTCTTGCCAAGTACTTGCAGGAAGCTAGCTTCAAAGTCTTGCAGGGGCCATTCGCTGCCGGAGTATTCAACTACGTTGATGGCTTCGCAGGCCCGTGGTCGGTTTCCGATGGTCAGGATTACAGCGATAGTTCATTTGACAATGCGGTGAGGATCCTGCTCGCCACTGGAGAATACCTCAAATCTGCTAGGCGATATGCGCCTAAGTTTCGCTTTTTTCTTTGTGAGCAGGATAGCAACCGTGTTGAAAAACTTCGTGCGTATGCCGAACAAAAAACTGGTCAGTTATCAGATCTGCAGATTGAAGTCTTCGAGGGTAAGTTCGAAGATAATCTAACTAGGATCGGGGCCAAATGCCGTGAAGGAACCCAGTCGTTTACCTTTACATTTATTGACCCCACGGGTTGGAAGCTTCGCTCAGCAGAAATTGCACGCTTTCTCTCGGCGATCAGAGGCGACTTTATGATCAACTTCATGGAGCACCCGATCAGTCGCCACAATCGCTATGAGCCTGCAAGTAAGTCGTTTGGGGATTTTCTAGACGACCAAGATTGGTCGGAGAAGATAGATTGCTCTCCTGGCGCGGCGCCTCGGGAAATTCAGATTTTGCGGATGTTAAAGTCCCGTTTGAAGGCAACCGGAGCCGCGAAATATATGCCGGATTTCCCAATTCTGATGCCAAGCAAGGACCGCACGCAAATGCGTTTGGTGTTGGGGACGCATCATGCGCAAGGGGTCGAGGTGTTCAGGAGCGTTCAGAAGCATGCAGAAGGTGACCAGGCGACTGTGCGCCGCTCAGTAGCGGCGCGAGAACAAACTCAACTGAACATGTTTTCTGATGACGAACTCAATACCATCGAACTGGCGAGCGGAGGTGTAGGCGGCAGCAAGAGCCTTCAGGCAGCGCGCGAGCGCTGCTTAGAAATCATTTCCAAGCCGAGCAAGGCGATTAGTTTTGATGATTTTGCGGCACGTGTGATGGAGGACGTGCCCGTTCGAATGACGAACATCAAGGATATTGCCGTCGAGCTACGAGAGAGCGGTAAGCTCCAGTATCAGTTGGCATCACAGAAAGCACGGAAACCCAAAGAAGATACCATCATCAGGTGGTCTGCGCCTACTGCTCAGTAGCAGCGCTGCTGCAACTTCTGCTGTCACGCACTGCAAAAATTCATGTCGCGCTACATCCGCAACATCGTGCGAAAACTGCCGTTTTCCAGTGGCTTCGATCTTTCCCAGAAAAGCGCTTGTTTTCCGATACCTTGCCGAATATACCGCTCAGCGGAGTGGTGGCCGAGTGGTCGAAGG